AAAAGCCTCGGTCATGCCGGTGGTGCGATTCGCTTGGCTGCGATTCGTAGCATTCGTAAAGCCGCAGGTCCTTCTCCCCCAGGACAGCCGCCTCATACACATACTCGGCGGTTGCCTAGGGCGATTAAGTATGCCGTTGAGAAGAGTAAGCAGACGGTCGTGATTGGTCCGGACGTTGTATCCTTTGGAACGGCCGGCCGGGCGCATGAACATGGGGGTCGCTATAAACGAGAGCGTTACCCCCGACGGCCTTTTATGAAGCCGGCACTTGAGACGGTTAAGCATCGCCTGCCGATGTTCTGGGTAGGGTCGGTGAGATAGGAACGAGGAGGATACTATGCCAACAAACTGGAAACTAGGCCGCGAGTGCACGCTGACGATTGGAACGAATCAACTGAAACTTGCACGCGAGGTAACCGTTGAGCTTAGTGGTAGTGAAGCGGATGTTACTACGCGCGATAGTCAGGGGATTCGGCGAACCGTGCTGGCACTGAAGGAAATTACAGTATCGGGTACGGCCGTGTATTCGCCTGACGATCCTGCTATACAGGCGCTCATATCCGCCTATACAAATGGCAGTGTACTAATGGCCACGTTATCTGACCCAACGCTTAGTTATGAGGGGAAATGGGCGGTCACTAGTTTATCGCAGGGGCAGCCGTTAGAGGATGTGGTTACAATTGAGTTCACACTGAAACCGACTTTAGAGGCGAGTGCGAGCTAATGCAAACCTTTCAAGATAACGCTGGCAGAACGTGGACAGTGGCGGTAACAGTAGACGCGATCAAGCGGGTCCGTGACCTGTTAGGCGAGGATCTGCTTGATATTGAGCGCACGCTTCCACGGTTACTCGTAGACCCGATTCTTTTGTGTGATGTTGTGTACAGTATCTGTAAGCCTCAAGCGGACGCAGAGAAAATCTCGGACGTTGACTTCGCCCGCGCAATGGCTGGCGATAGCATTGCGCGTGCGAAGGCAGCTTTGATTGAGGAGCTTATAAATTTTTTCCACGACCCGAACCAGAAGGAAGTGCTACGGCTAGCGGTGGAGAAGGCGGGTTACCTAACTCAGCAGGTAGCAGAGTTAGTGAAAAAGCGGTTGCAAAAGACGACTCTACCACCCGAGATCGAGGCAGCGCTGAGTGCCGTTGGCGACTCATTTACGAGCTAGCTGGTATTGTTGGGGTTAACCCTGGCCCGCTGACTCTACGTGAGCTCTGCTGGATGGTTGAGGGGAGGCAGCAGGACCAGTGGATGCATACTGCACACCTGTTAGCTATGTTCTATAACGCATTTCGCGGTAGAGGCCAACCTGCGTTAGCCCCCATAGATTTCCATCCTCTCATCAAAAAATCCGCTGGTACTATCACGCTCAAACAACTCGCTGAGCTAGGAGTGCTGAAAACTCCCAAGGAGTGAACATATGCCTAGTGCATCGGGGATTCGTGCCGGACAGGCATTTGTAGAATTGTTTGCTGATGATAGCCGGCTCGTCAAGGGACTACAGGCAGCCTCGCAGCGGCTTAAGGCGTGGGGTAGTAATGTCACGGCACTAGGTAGACAGTTGCTCAGTAGAGGGATCGTTACGATAAGCTCGGTCATAGCAGCTGGACGAACGTTTGAGGCGGTAGGGGATGACCTCCAGAAGATGAGTATACGGACAGGTGTGTCGGTTGAGGCGCTCTCTGAGTTAGGGTTCGCTGCGGAACAATCTGGTGCGGATCTCGCACTTCTCGAAAGTGGTCTACGCCATATACAGCGCGTGATTGCTGCGGCAGCTAGTGGTTCCGAATTAGCGATCGAGATATTCGATCAATTAGGGCTCGCACTTACGGATATAGCTAACGCGTCACCTGAACAACAGTTCATGATGATAGCTGATGCTCTGTCACGGATTGAAAGCCCGGTGCTCAGGGCGACCCTTGCTATGAAGGTGTTTGGTCGGCAGGGGACGATGCTGGTACCACTTGTACAGCAGGGTGCTGCTGGTATCGAAGAGCTACGTAGACAGGCTCGTGAGTTAGGTATAACAATGTCTACCGAGGATGCGAATGCAGCGGCTGCGCTTCGTGACAGTTTGAACATTCTGTGGCGGGTTATGAAGAAGGGAGTATCGGTAATCGGCTCGGCCGTTGCACCTGTATTGAAGGATACTTCGGAGCGCCTTACTTATATCATTAAAATGGTAACGGAGTGGATTAAACGTAACAAGGATTTGGTCGTAACGATTTTCAAAGTCGCTGCTGCTGTGGCAGCCGTAGGCAGCGCGTTGATCGCGCTGGGTGGTACTATCTCGATTGTGGGGTTCGCCTTTGGCGCGTTAGCTAGTATAGTGACTGGCGTAGGCACCGTAGTACGGATACTAGTCGCTATACTGGGAGCACTAGTATCTCCTATCGGTCTAGTGATAGCCGCTGTAGTGTCACTAGGCGGTTATCTCCTATATGTATCTGGTACAGGAGAAAAAGCACTCGCTTGGTTGGGCGAGCGTTTTCTTTCTCTACGGGACACAGCGCTAGCGGCTTGGAAGGGAATTTCAGATGCCCTAGCGGCTGGCGATATTGGACTAGCTGCTAGGATTCTCTGGCTGACACTCAAGATGGAATGGCAAAAGGGCGTCGCGTGGCTGACGGATAAATGGATCGAGTTTAAAGAGACATTTATGGCTGTCGCCACTGAAGCGGTGTACAGTACGGCAAAGATTCTCACGTCGTCATGGGCTTGGATGCAGACGGCATGGGTGGAAACCGTGTCGAGGATGTCCAGTGCATGGACGTTGTTTACTCATCATGTAGTAACTGGCTGGCGTACGGCACAGAATTGGATAGCGAAAAAACTTGTACAGTTAATGGCGCTGTTCGATACGACTATCGATGCAGCAGGCGCGATGCAGATTTTAGATGAGGAGTTTACAAGAGAACAGCGCGCACGAGATCGGGCGATGCAGCAGCAGCTTCGTGATATCGAGGCAGCCCGACAAGCAAGGCGAGCCGCGATCGAGGAGGAGGAAAAAGGTACACTAGCGGTATTAGAGGAAGAACGCCAGCGACGACACGTTGCTCGTAGGCAGCAGTATGACGCAGATCTCAAAGCGGCTGAGGAGGCGGTTGCCGAAGCTCGGCGCCAATGGCAGGAGGCACTTGATGAGGCAGCACGTAAACGAGCTGAGATAACGGCGACTGTCGCTCCGGGGCGAGCTGCCGATATTGGGGATTTCGAGGGGTTAGATCTGGAAGGTTTAGTACGCCGTAGTATAAGCGTAGTCGGTACATTCAATCCGCTTGCGGTAGCTGGGTTAGGAAGTGGTAGTCCACTGGAACGTACTGCGAGGGCGACTGAGGAAACTGCCAAAAATACGCGACGGCTTGTACAGCAGTTTCGTGATGGGTTAGTGTTTATGTAATGGCAGGAGTGGTTATAGATGGCAGTTACTGTCCATGAGAAGTGGGCGAGTCGCGAGACGACCGATGGCGAAAACCCATCGGTCGAACTTTTGTACATTATTCGTGGTACAGATAACGATATCGTTGCGAAACAAGCGCTCATAGCTGCAGCGCCCGTACTGTACAACGGTTTAGCACGCCAGTCACTACATCTAGAGCGGATTGCGGAGGATATTTGGGAGGGGTCGATTCGTTATGGTGCAATACGTGCACCGGAGGGAGGGGAATCGGTTTTCCAGTTTGATACTGGCGGCGGCACGCAGCATATAACGCAGAGTCTTCAAACGGTAGGGCGGTATGCTCCTCCAGGTCAGGTAGCGCCAAACTTTTATGGCGCGATTGGCGTGACGCACGACAATGTCGAGGGGGTAGATATCGTCGTACCGGTCTACCACTTTTCAGAGACGCATTATCTTCCATCGAATGTCGTCACCCCGATGTACAAAGCAACACTATTCTGGCTGACAGGTAAAGTCAACGCCGCTCCCTTTCGAGGGTTTGCTAGGGGAGAGGTGTTGTTTCTGGGTGCATCTGGCTCGAAGCGTGGGGTAGAGAACTGGGAAATCAGCTATCGCTTCGCAGCAAGCCCCAATATGGCGGGCCTTACTATCGGGGATATTAGTGGCATCGACAAGCGGGGTTGGGAGTATCTATGGGTACGCTACGCAGATGCTGAGGATACAAATGCGAAGACGCTTGTAAAAAAACCGATTGCAGTTTACATTGAACAGGTGTACCCATACGCTGACTTCTCAGCGCTGGGTATCTAGGTGTGGGGGAGGTGGGTATGGGGAATCCGTTCAAGAAAGTTCAACGCGGCCAACCGCTCGAAATACCCGCCGAGGCGTTCAACGCGTTTATCGATGCCGCGTTAGATTTTAAGGCCCGTCAGCACAGCCATCAGCTTACATCGCAACCGCACTATCCTAGCAGCACCATCATCAAAGTGCGCAACGCGAGCGGCACTGACCGTGATCGCTTCGATGTCTTGGGGCTTGATGAGCCGATTATTCATCCGCTTGAAAACCTCTTAGCCTTCAAAAACGAGCCGGCTTGCAATGGGGTAGTACCACGGAAGCCGCAGCACGCAGGTCGATTTGCTATACTGCTCGAACCAGTTGCTGCTGGCGAGATCGCTCACTATGCATGTGTAAGCGGTATTACTATTGCTCGGATTAAGGTAACGCACGAGTGGCATACGCGGGCCGATATAGCTGATCATAAGTGCAGCTATCTCGAAAGCTGCGATACAGACGGCGCGGCTGTTATCCTATGGAAGCAACCGGGCACGGGTGTAAAGTGGGCGATCATCAAGATCGGTGATCCGGGCGAGGATGAATTTTGGGCGCGACTAGTTTCTGCAGAGGAGGCAGGGCGGAATCGCTGGCGGTACCAGTTTATTGAGGTTATCCATAACGACGCGTCAGAGGGGTATGGCGCGTGGGTACCTAGACCTGATGGGCGAACGGGTTATGCCTATAACACGGTTGAAGACCCGAACGATGGCGAGGGAGTCGAGGGAAACGGGGTAGATCTGGACTACCTTGAGGAATGTTGCCGCCGGGCTGGTGAACAATGTTGCAGTAATGAATGGCCAAGCTCTAGTGGGCCGGGCGGTACAACATGTTGCCGGTTACTCCCTGCTGGCCAAGGCGCGATCGTGCGGATGAGGGAGGTACGCTTTGGCCGTGACTCTGAGGCGAGAGTCGAGTATTGGTTCCAGTATGAGAACGAATACG